GCTTATAGTCTTGGTTTGCTGGTACAGTTACTTCTCTATCTAGAGTAATTATATTACCTACTATAGAAACTACCCTACCACTATATTTTACACCTACTAAAGGCTCATCAAATACTTTTATAATACTACCAGGAGTACAATAAACTGAATCTAGACCTGCAGTAAATGAAACTACATTAGACTCTACTCTTTCAGTATATAATAACCAATTACCTGCTCTAACAGCTTGACCTCTAGAAGTACATCCGAATGCTACTATTTCTGTAGGATTATATCCGTAACGGTCTATACCCTCTCTATCTTCAACATACTCAACTCTTTGTTGGTACATTGCTTCTGGGTCATTCCAAGTTACTAGAGCAGCTGTATGAATTACTTTCTTAGAAGCTCCTGAATATGTAAATAAACCATCTATAACATTACTGTTAGTAAACTGTAATACTGGAGTGCTACTAGAAGAATCTTGTTCTACAGTTAGAGTTCCATTGCCCCAATAAATCATGCCACGGAAAGCACTAGCAATATCGTAAAGGAGTTTTACTGCGTCTTGTCTTGTTTGGATATAAGTATTTAAAGTAAATCTAGGCTCTTTAGTATCATTACCATTACTATCCTTAAACCCCGTAGGAACTTCTTCGTCACAGTACTTACTAATAGTATATAATGACCACTTATCTACTAGTTCTTCTGAGATGTACTCACCTAAACCGTACCGCTCATTGGTAATTAGGTCATAGTAGCACCACGCAGGGTTATTAGTCCAAGCAGTTTTAAAAGTACCATCCCAATGACCTATATAACTTCTATATACTGGGTCATAATTAGTGGGTATTTTTACTTCTAGTAACTTAACATGATACCCACGTTTAGGTATAGAATTAAATTGCGCTGAAGAGATTCTAAGCCCACATAATACTGAATTAGGATATCTAAGTTTAGTATTAGATATTTTTGTATAACTAGAAAACTTAATTGTATTTTGAAGTTTTAAAGTAGTAGAATCCGTAGTTTGTTTTGTTACTCTAATAGAAAAGAAATCTGAGCTAGAAGTTCTAGGTAAATCAATTAAAAAACTTAATTGATAATTAGAAGTAGTTTTTCCTTCTATTGTCTTCTGTACTTTATTTATAGGAGAAGCACCATCACCATTTTTAATTACATCAATTCTGAACTGTACAGAGGAACCATTAGTATCACCATTATCTTCGTATTTTACTAGTGCAGGAATATCAATAGTAACTCTAATCTTATCTACTGTACTCTCTGCACTAGTTATTACAGGTTCTGTTACTGCTTGAGAAGATTTTACCTCTCTACCAACAGGAATCTCGGCACTAACTTCTGCAAAGCCAGGAATCATCTCCTGGTCTTGTGTACCATTTCTAAAAGTAAATTGAAATTCACTATCTTCGAAATTTGAAGTACCGTCAGGATTATGTACTGGAGTATCGTTAATGTAGATTGATTGTAGCCCATTAACTAGACCAACAATTTTACCTTCACAGAGTAAATCTAGAACTTCTGCATAAGAAGTAGATTTTAGAGTATCTGGGCTCTCTACAGGGGACGCGCTTCCGCTGTCCCCCTTACCTCCACCACCACTACCAATAATTAAATCGTTCATTAAGTTCCCCATCCTTCTGGTATTTTACTAGAGCCTATAGGTGATAAGTACTCTTCATACTTGGATATTGCTGCTACGCTTGGGTCAGGAAGACCAGATATTTTAAACCTGCTAGTATACTTATAATAGGTATAACTTACTGTATAAGTAGTGTTTGATGCTTCAATGTAGTTACCTGACTCATCAAAGTAGAAGCTCCCTTCAGCATTAGATATAGATACACTAGTAGTCCAAGTATATATGTTAGTAGCTGTATTATAGTATAAATTAAGGTTATCTTTCTTATACGTAGTTCCTGACTGTAGAGTCCAACCAATGTAACCACTCTCTGGAACTAACCAGTCATATGCAGGAATTCCTGCAGTACTATCTATAGAGATTGCAGCACTAATAACTGCTGAGCCTATAATAAGTTCACCATAACCAATAGGTACTGGTAATCCTTGACTTACAGTATTAACTACCCCATTGAAGTACGTATTAGGAGTATTCTCTGTTGGGGTAGTAGGTTGAGGTTTAGGTGGTGCAAATAGAACAGCTGAGATACCTGACATTACCAAGCCTACACCTATGTTTCCAATAGTAGTAGCTACTCCTGCAGATACCATACCAGAAGCTCCTAGAGCTGAAGCTCCAGCAGTAGTACCACCGAAGCCAGCACCTACAGCACCTGCTGCTGCACCTGCCGTCATATAGATTAAGAAAGCACCTGCAACTATCAGACCTACTTTACCCGAACCAGACACAACTGGGATAAGATGTATATCTTTACTACCTAAAGGCTCTAGTAATGTTTCTGTATCTCTAAAAATATCCCCAGTCTTCACATGGAAGCCCGGTTTATGCTCTAGCATATAGCTGGCAAATGTGGGAAAATTAGTAGATAAAGCTTTTATAGCTTCGCCAATAGATTGAACTTCTAACTCTATTTTATCTATGAAAAGGTCGGATAGTTCTCCGTAAAGATATATTGTTCTCATTTTAACTCTCTATGTCTATATGAAGCTACTGTATATTTAGCCCAGTAACCTCCATATATCTCTTGGGATGATAGCCGTTTAGCCGTGTGGTGTAAAAAGGTATTTTTGTCATACATTATACCTGAGTGGTTTGGTATTTTAGAGTTCCCTACTCTAAACAGTAACACGTCATATTTTCTAAGACTATTGTCTATTACTTTATCGAAGCCATTATCATCTGCGTACTGTTCAAATAAATTTACTTTATGAGTAAACCAGTCTTCTTCAGTTACTAAAGGTCTGCCCACTTTTATACCTTTCTCTTCTAGAAGTACATCAGCTACTAAACCCCAGCAATCTAAAGTACCAAAGTAGTAAGGTCTTCCTAGGTACGGATGCTTGTAATCAGTTGGAAATAGAATACTATGAGTTTTATCTACTTTAGAATAAATAAACCAAGGTACTTTACCTTTATTACAGCTATAAGTATCCGCTTCTGTTGCTTTAGAAGAGCCTATTAAATGACTATGACAGATAAACTGAATAGTACCTTGCCTAGTAGCTCTAGCATAATCAATAGGGTCTATAATGAATGTATCCCTATCTAAAGATACATTTTTGCATGCAATAAAAGTATCGTTAATAACTAAACCACAAGCTTCTTTTTCTGAAACTGTTTCAGCATATTCAATGAACTTAGTTAAATAATCCTGCACCGGGGAAGGCTCCATAATTTAAAGTACTTGATGCTCCAAAGCGTATTTTACAATCAGAGAGTCGTTTACCACATACGTCTAGTGCAGAGTTTGTAGTAGACACTCCCAGCTTAGTAAACATAGCACTTCCCGTATAGTTGCATTCTGCACCTCTGTATCTCCACTGACACGTATTTTGAATTACTAGTCTTCTAGGTAACTTAATAGAGCTAATGTCTAAAGCAGATACTAAGTCATATTCTACTACACTATTATTTTCAGAAACTTTTCTATCAATAAAGTATACTTCTTTAGGGAATTGAGCAGTATCATCAGCATCTTCATTACCATCGGCAAAATTAACTGAGTCTAGGTATTTAAGCATAGTCCTAATTCTAGTAACCTTTAAACCTAGTAAATCATCATAAAGTCTATTATACTCACTAATAGTACCCCCTAGATTTCCAATACGTAGTCTAGGAGTGGGTAGTTGTCCTGCTCCATCCCATTCAAAACCACTTATCTCAAAAGGGTAAGCAAGGAATTCATCACCTGCCCACCAAATATTATTACCTAGTTCGTTTGTATCACTAAAGTAATTTAGAACTGTAGTATCATTTTCACTAATACTACTGAGCTCCGCAGAAAATAAGTCAATAATCTTGCTAGGGGCACTCTTTCTTAATTCTGATAGTATGCTCATGATAAGTCGTATACCCTTACAAATGTAGCTTTGATAGTTCTGCTAATATGAGATGTATATTCTACAGACCAATCTTGACATATTACTTTATATTGAGTTGTTTCTCCTGGTGGAGTAAACAAGAAGTAAGATACGCCATCTTCAGCTTCTAAGAAGCTGATAAGGTCATAAGCATTATTCTCTCCTGTAACTTTCATATTTATAAAAGATAGGTCCCAGCTTTCATCTCGGTTATTAATTCCATAAGAGACTCGCTGTGAGTAACCACTCCCAAACTTGTTAGTAGTTACTACCGGCTTGCTTTGCTTGGTGATACCCTTTGAGGGTGTAAAGTTAAAAATTTCAGCCATACAACAGTCCCCTAGGTTTCATTTGTTTCATAATCTCTTCTTGAATAGCTGCCTTAATAGAAGTACTTAATGCCTTACTTAGATTAGTAGCTTGCTCTGTACTTACGGAAGTATTTGCAGTACCATTACTAGTATTTACAACTACACTAATGTTAGTATCTCCAAAAGTAGCACCAGAACCCCCACCCTTTAAAGTAACTGGAATACTGCGATTATCTGGTAAAGGAACAAAAGCTTCATTCTTACTACCTTCTCCGAATAAAGCAAGTTGTGGAGAAGTAGCAACGCCACCTCTAGCATAAGCAGTAAGAGGTATATTACCTGCTGCTCCAAATATTCCGCCTTTAGCGAGACCTGTTACACTACTAATGCCTTTAGTTAGATATGCAGAAGCTACTGTACTAAGTATTCCTGCAACAGCACCTTTTACATTTCCTGTTACTAAAGCACCAACTATGCCTCCAGCAGCCATTTTAAGAATATTAGCACCACTAAAGAAAGTATCAGCTGCTTTAGTTGTTAAACTAGCTGCACTTGCTGAGCTTTCTGCTGCTTCACCTAAAGTAGTGGTTTGCTTTAGCTTTATACCTTCTAGTTTTTTGTCATCATAGGTATACGCTATCTCACCTGGAAAACCCGTTAAGCTTTCCGTGGCATTACTAGTCATAGAATCGAAAGTACCAATACTAGCATACCCTCCATTGTTAGATAGTAATGCTTGTATACCTGCATTAATCTGTTGTAACTGAGTTAAAGAAGATTCTGCTGTAATGCCTAGTTTTTCTGCAGCTAATTGACTAGAGGTTCTAGTATCAAAACCTAGTTTTTTAGCACCTGTTTTTAATAGTTCTTTAGCTGAATTCTTAAAAGTATCAGAAGCCATATCTCTAAACATATCGCTAAGAGTATTTCGTACCATGTCTCTAAAAGCTACCCAAGTAACAGCAGTTTCGTTCATTTTCTGAATCATAGTACTGAAACTATCAATCATTGTATCAACTGCATCCACTATACCTGTAGCAAATTGTGACATTGTAGACTTTGATTTACCTAGAGTTTCTTCTATTCTATCCATAGCAACAGTAATTCCACCTTGTAAACTATCTTCACTAATAATACCCATTGGGCCTTGTAGTTGTTCTATAGTTTTTAGGTTAAGCTCATTCCGTTCTTTTAGTAAGCTACTAACTTCCTTCTGAGCTTTTAATTGGTAGACTAAGTGGTCTTGTTCTAGCTTAATGAGCCCCTGTGCAGCATCAATTTTAGCTATAGGAGATGTTTTTGGGTCACTAATAATCTCTCTCTGTACTTTTTTCTGCATTTCTAGAGATTTTTTCTGTACACTAAAGCCTTCCATAGTACTAGCTAATTGAGACTCAGTAAGACTAAGTATACTAGCGTAACTTCTTTCAGTACTTAATAGATAAGCTGCATTTTCTGCTGCATAGTCTATTTGAGCTTCTAGAAGTTGACTCATTGATTCTAGTTGGCCTAGTGGTATTGTATAATTAAGTCTTTTGGCTTCTTGTGTTTCTAAAGCTCCTTTAATTAGTCTAGAAGCTTTGGTATCCTCACTACTTTGTAGTATTTGTGCGTCTAATTCTGTTTTGTCACTAAGTAGTAATGCGGCCTTCTGTTTATCTCTAGGTAGCTGTACTAGGTACTCTGCGTATAAAGCTTTTGATTTTGCTGAAGCTTCTCTCTGTAAAGCTTCCTGCTCTTTAATTGTTGCTGCTATATTATTTAGTGAAGTTTCATAGGCCTTACTATCCTCTGCGCCAAAGGCTCCTAAGGATAGTTGTCCTGCGTATTTCTCACTAATAGTATTTTGTTCTTCAAGGGACCCTACTCTTATAGCAGCTATTTCGTCTATTCTAGTAGATTCTATAGTTTTTATACGTGTATCAAAACTTCTGGCTGCGGGCTCTGTTCTTTCCGTTTCAATAAGTTCTTTATCTAGTTTTAGTTTTTCTAACTTAGCAGTAAGATCAATTATGCTAAGTCTAAGTGCATCTATGCCCGGCCTAAACGCATTTAGTGAGCTGTCTGTAAGCTTAAGAAGAGTCTTTGCTTTTTCCTCAGATGTTCTACCCTGTATTGTTCCTCCAGGTATACCTTTTGCAGTTAGATAAGCTTTAGAGGCCTCACCTACTTGAGTAGCTAAAGTACCCTTTTGTAGGTTAAGTTGCTTTGCTAGCTGAGACTCTTCTGTTCTAAGTAGTCCTAACTTTATACGCGCTTGTTCATCTTCTGCACTATATCTTGCAGAGGCTAGTATTCCTGCACTTCTACCTTGACCTACTTGGGAGAATATTCCGAAGCTATTTAATCTTTGAGTTACCCTTCCTTGGGCTACCGCAGCTCTAGATGTAGCTAATGAGAAATCTGCTAAGGACTTCACTGCTTTTAAGGTAAACTCTGAGATTTTTGTAGCTACAAAGTCTTTCCCCCCTGATCCCTCTAGTGCTCTACTTCTGCCTACTTGTAACTCTCGCTCTCTAGATGCATCAACTCTAGCCTTGAATTCAGCGTTTGTTTCATTAAAGCTCTTCCCTTCAGAGTTAATACCTTTCTGAAGAGTATCTGCAAAATCGAATGCTGCTTGGTCTGCATTTAAGAGCTCCATTCTAAGCATACTTAAGGTATCCCCTAAGCCTGTATCAGAAAAGCTTTCGAATTCTGTAGTTATACCCTCTAGAAACTTAAATATATCAACAGCATTAGTAGTAGACAATGTTCCAATATTTTTTTGAAGAGCAACTGAAGAGCTCGCTAGTGCATTTAAAGCTTTTAATTCTTTAGACTGATTAACTAGAGTGGTTGCGTACTCTGTTGATAAGTCTTTTAACTCTTTTAAATTTTGAGTTACCGCTTTTGAGTTTTCCGCATATTCTAGTTGCTCTTTAGATAACTCTTTAATTCTAGAAATAGCTCCTGCGGCCTCCATAGTAGACATAGTTTTATCTGTGCTTCTAGCGTCTAGGTAACTTTCCTTGGTAAGTTCTCTTTCGGGAATAGCTTTATAAAAAGCAGAAGCTACAACTCTAGGTAACATTACTGCGTCTTCGTCTTTAATATCCCCTCTTTTTCTAGCTTCCTCATAAAGTTCTACTACTCTTAGTTCTTCCTTTTTATCATATTGACCTAGTCCTAATAACATTTTACTACCTTCTAACCACATACCTCCGTATTCATTAGAGTCTTTTAAATCCCTTAACTCTCTATGCGCTTTAGCTACTCTCTCTACACTTTCTGCGTATGAAGTAGCTTTAGATGCTTGTAAGTCATACTGAGTACTAAGGTCTACACCTTCTGCAAGTCTCTTTTGTACATCAGAGAAAGTCTTAGTAGATTCAGAAGCCTTCCTTATAGACTCTGCTAAATTTTTAGTATTCTCACCAATTAAACCTATTTTTTCTGCTAGAGTACCTACGAAGGGTATAAGTACAGTGAATAACATCATCCATACGCTAAACATTCCTACTAGTTTGCTTACTCCAATACTTAAAATACCAAAAGTACCTTGTGCATACTGCATACTTCTACCCCATAGTGTAGTAGAAGATGTGGCGGCTTGAATATTTGTATTTAACTCTCTAAAGCCTTGTAGCATACCTAAGTTGCTAGCAGCATCATAAGCATTAGTAAGTCTTTCTCTAGCTAGAGTTGCCTTTTGATAAGCATCTGCTACTTTTTGAGCATTCTGTACTTCTAGACTACTCTTTTCTAGCTCGCTCATTTGGCGTACATGACCTAGATTTACTGCTGAAGTAGTAACAATACCTTGTTGAACAGTTGCTAGTCTACTCTCTAGGGCTAATCTATCTCTGGCTGATTTCTCTAAAGCTTTGTTTAGTGCGGCTAGGTCAGCATAAGCTCCTGTAGCCCCAAAACCTGCTTGAGATGTACGTTGTAATTTTTCAGCAGTAGCTTGTATTCTTTGTGTTAGTTTATCTGCAACTTTAACTAATGCTGCTTCAGCACCAGCTTTAGCAGCGTTAATTGCTGCAATGTCCCCTGCTTTTGTAATTTCTCTAAGGCTAGAAGTTAGTTGTCTTCCTTCTGCAGTTTTAGCAATTTCTTTAGGTAGTGCATCCTCTACTAACTTTCTCTGTCTTAGCATTTCAGCTTTAGCAGCATCAGTATTAGCTTTAGATAGTTCTCTAACTGCTTGCTTACGCTCTTCTATTCCAGTTAAATACCTAGCTAGATTCTGTTGGTGAGCTACAGATTCTGCTGCCCAACCTGCCCGTAAACTACCTATTGCAGGAATTAAGCCTTTTAGTAATAAAGCTATTAAAGAGGTTAAACCTACTAGTAGAGCTGTAGGGCTTTCAGATAGTAAATTTACAAAGGGACCTATTACACTATTAATACTAGTTAAAGTTCTAGTGCTTAAATCTTGAATAGAGGCTAGAAGTTTAGAGAATGGATTAGCATCTAAACCTTCTAGCTCTTTATATTTTGCTATACCTTGAGTAGTTACTGCGTTTACGAAAGCTTGTCTACGCTCATAGTCCGTAAGAGTAGATACTGTTTTCATTAGTGTTTTAGCGTACGCTTTATTAGCGTCATCTACTTTTACCATTAAACCTAATTCGTCTAATAGTTCTGGTTCAATTTTAATTGTACCTTTGAAAACACGACTAAGAGCATCTGTCATGTCACGACCTAGAGCTATAGCAGCTCCTTTAGCTACTTTAGTTAGTTCCTCAATTTGTTTGGTAGTTAGACCTGCAGAGCTACCTAGAGAAGCTGTTGACATAGCCTCAGTTAAAGATATAGCTCCATCTGTTAAACTACGTATATCCTGTGCCAACCCTCTAATACTAGTACCTACTTTAGTAGATAGGATATCAGCTGCTTTTTCCATATTAGTAAAATCGGCTGCTTTAGACAGTGCAGTAAATGCAGCGGATACAGCATATATATTAGCAGCGAAAGTAGCGTATAGCTGTACTAAGCCACCCATACCTTGTGCCTGCCTAGCAAAGTCTCTAGTTTCTCCCCTATCAAAAGCTCCAGCAGTACCACGAGTTAGACCTGACCTAGAAGGAAAGGGCTCACCAGAACCACCATAAGTGCTAGAACCTCCAGATGCGGAAATAGCGGCCGTAGCCGCTCTTGGAAGTATTTTTCTAGGTTGAGCTGTACGGTCTAATAACTCATTAAGCTTAGTTATTTGTGCTGTTAGCTTGGCAATAGTACCATTATCAGTTACTTCAACTCCTATCTTTCTATTAGTATTAGCCATACATTAACCTCATTTCTTTTTCTTACTATTTATTTCTTTGGTTTCATAAGAGTCGAATAGCATTACTAGTTTCAATGCTAATACTCGATTTGTTACTTCAAATAGCTCAAATAAGTTTACTATAGTGTCCAAAGATTTACCGAAGTAGTGTCCACTAAAAGAATCATACCTGTCAGGTAGATAGCAATATATTGTCCATGCTTCTTGTACGTCATCAGGAAAGTCTTCTAGCTCTATAGGTATTTCTTCTTCTATAGGCTCAGAACCTAACTGCTCACATAAGTCTAGATATGTTACCCTAGTCATGCCAGCATGTCGGTTCTGTGAGAAGTTCTTTACTTTAGCCGTTATTTCTTCGAACTGAATTTCTGAAAATTTGTTAGGTCACTCGTAACATCCGATACGAAATTATCGAATTCTGTTGAGTTCTTCATTAGTACTAGAGCGTTTTCTTCTGAGTACTCTAGTTCTTCATTTAAATCTTTGATACCTTCTAGATTGACTAGCATTAAGTCTTGTAGATAAGTATATTTTAAACCTGTCCAGCCTTTAACTACAGCGGCAACATAGTTTTTAGTAAACAACTCATCGTTAAGCTCTTCTACGGGCTGGCGAGTTTTTCTATCAAACTTTGAAGTAACGCAATTCTTACGTAGTTTAATTAGTTCTTCACGAGATAAAAAGGCCACTTTAACTTTAAAGCCAGTCTTATCTTGGAAATCAACTTCGACTACTTTAGAAGGAGTTAATAGCGATTGTAAGGAAATCATTTAATTTGTTTCTCCGTGGGTGGAGAGGCTTAAGGCAGCCTCTCCCTTTTATATTTAAACTACTCCGTAGTAAGTAACTACTAGATTATTTGTTCTCTCAATGTCGTACTCAGTATCTGCGTACCCTTGAGCGGTAAAGTTAATGGTTGTTGATACTACATCTTGAATATCTACAGTTGGTACTTGTAATTGACAAGCATCCATTAGTAGTTCTACTCTAGTAGTATTAGAAGCTCCACCTACTTCAATTTGAAGCTTAAACTTAGTTTCAGAAGTAGTAGTAAGACCACTTAAAATATCTGTTAGTAGAGTTGCAGATTCTAGAGCACCAGTTTTTAGGTAGGCGTTTAAAGAACCATTAATAGAGCGAGCACCAGTAAAGTAACCAATAGAATTATTAACTACGCCCATATTCTCAGGAGTTAAGTAGGTAATATTGTTATTTAAAGTTAAAGAGCCTCCAGTAATAGGAAGACTATATGTGGTGCCTGCTGTTCCTTTAATATTACTTACTAAAGTTGTAGTACTTAACTTATTAGTAATATAGTTATCAGCTGCAATTGGGAAAGCTAAATAGTTAGTACTGTCCCATGCTTGAAGATTAGCAGGAGAAGATAGTACTGTACCAAAGCCACTCCAAGCAATCATAGAAATACCTTGTAAGTCGAACTGAATCTCAGCCTGATTTACTGCACAAGAGTCAATCTTGTAAACTGTATTATCTACTTTAAAGATAAGAGTGAAGTTCTGTAGCTGATTACGATTAGAGCCTATTGAGCTAGTAATTGCTTTAGTAGTATCTTCAACCCATTGACCTTTATAAACCTTTGCAGAAGTATACCCAGGAGTACCTGTACCAATATCTGTAATAGTTTCAAAAGTTATAGTCTGAGTAGGACTTCCTGTACCTGAAACAGATAGTACTTTAAAGGAATTATTAAAAGAAGTAACAGAAGTAATTCCACGAATAGAAATCATCTGACCTTTAGCATCATCTAGGTTACCTGTAAATAAAGCTGAACCAAGAACAATTGAGGCTTTAGTAGTATCAATGTAATTAGAGCCTGATACTGCAATACCTGTAGTATCAATTGCTGTACTACCCATAGCTGCGTTCCATAAGAACTTTTCAGGAGCTGTAACATTAGTGTCTTTATAAGGTCTAATGTAAGTGCTAAGACTCCATTCTGCTGGATTAAGTAAGCTATTAAATGCGCGCTCACCACGAACTGGAGCGGTTCCTGCTTCGGATAGCGAAATAGTTTGCTGTTCCGTTGTTTGGCTAAAGCTATAGCCATCTAGTACTTGCAACTCGAAAGTGTTGCTACTAGTATAGTCTGCTAAAGTATTAGTAGTAACTGTACTAAAGAATACTTTTGTATTTCTACTTAAATTTACTGCCATACATTTCTCCTATTATGAGTTAATAACTTAGTCAGTATTTACTAGCATTGTATTAAACTTCATATCTTATTGATAAATTCATCTCACCTACGCCAAATGGAGCTAAAAGTCCTTCATCAGTCGTTATTGATGTTATAAGAATTTCTGTTGTAGTTTTATTTGTATCATAAACTAATAACTCATTCTCTGTAATAATTCTTTCTACGTCCTCTAGTAAGTCTTCTAGTTTACTAGTAGGGTCTTCTGCATTTACATATAACTTTAAGGATACGTTTAACCAGCCCCACTTAAAACCTCCTGGGTGGTATTCTCTGGTCTCGCTTCCTGCTACTACGCAAACTGCACTAAAATCTGACAGCTCATCCCAAAATAAAAGCTTAGTAAATATATTGTTATTGTGTAAGACAGACTTATAAGGAGCTGCCCCGTTTATTAAAGCTAGTTTAGTAGCTAATGCTTTTGAAATACTCGACCGTGCGCTCATAAATTTTTGTCCTTTTTACATTCAACACACATTATATAATAGTAGCTCACTAAATTCAACCATATTTTTTACCTTATACTACTAAAACGGACATTCTGGCCTTAGTTAATTTAATAGCCACATCCCTTACAGATTTATCAATTAAAGGTCTAGGGTCTCTAGCTAGGGAGCCTTGCTTAAAGCCTGTTTCGAAAGTCTGATAGGGGTACTTCATATAGGTTAGCTTAGCTAGTAAACTATCTTGTCGGTTATTATACTCTAAGCCTACTAGTCTAACTGAATTAGCAAATCTTCCAGTTCTGTACTGTAGGCGAGGAGGTGTCATGTTTTCTTGGAGACTATCGTGCAGGCCTTGTTGAATTAGATTAGCTAGAGAAGTTGGAGATTGGAAATTTCCTTTACGGTTTCTTAGTTGATAGTACTTGTTATTTTCCTCTAAAAAGTCTTCTTTACTTTGGAATCTACCTTTACTATCCTTAAAAACTTTACTACTAGCTATATGTTCTTCTAGAGAAATCTCTTTACCTTCTTTGTTATAAAACTTTCTACTAGGTTCACTAGAAGTTTTAATCTCTGGTGCTTTGGAGCCTACCTTATCAAGTACTTTAGTAGTAATGTAGTCTATAAAAGGTGCTTCTAAGTCCGTCTGACCAAGTACCTTCTCTACTCTTTTCTTTATATTAGCTACGTGCCTATCCGTAAGCGCACCTTCTATGTACCTAGGCTGCATATTAGCTATAACTCTAAGGATAGGGGCTTCTGTTTTACCTACTACATCTATAGCAGTATCAGCTCCAAATTCTGAATGTAGAGCTGTGTATATAACAGCAGATACTTGTTTCTGCAATTCTCTAGCCGTTAATTTATTTTTCATTTAAGTAGTCTATATAAGTCTAATACTCTCTTAATATGAGCAGGGAAATCATTAGTTCTAATATACTCAATACTAACTGAACCAGATGTTTTTCTAGGAGTAGACTCTTTCTTCATGTAGTATTCTACTAAGTCTAAACAAGCTATTTGTAAGTCTGTTGGTGTAGCAGAATAGCCCCCCTTATAAATAATCTTATAAGCATTAGGACTACTAACACTTTCCGCGCTAAAAATCTTTATAGAATCATTTTGTTTGTCTAATACGAAGTCTGTATACTCTGCTAAGGCAGTATACGTTTGGCCATTATCTGTGGATAAACTTAAAGAACTAATTGTTATTAAAGGAAACTCTCTAGTATAAAAAGTAGTGTCTCCTCCCGTGTAATATTCAGTTAAGTCTATGAATTCTGAGGTGGTTATATTATAACCATCTATAAAGTTTCTACCACAGTAATTTTTTACTAGTTCTGATACACTAGATACTACTAAATCTAGTTTATCGTCTAAAGTATCTGATGATATAGTGGCATAAAGTTTGTAATCATCTATTGTAATAAGGTTCCGCATATTATTTCTCCACTATCTTTAGTATATAAACTTGCATTTTATGGCCCTAGTAATAATCCTTTCCAAATAAGAACACCCATCCAACCTACTATTAGTATCAGGCTCCACTCAAAAAGCTTCTTTACTGCTTGGTCTCTAACAGATGCCCACCAAACACGTTGTTCTTCTTTAGTGTAGTGGTACTTATGATGTTTAATATAATCAGGCCATCCTTGCTTACTTTCTGGAAAGGCCTTTTCCATCAATTCTACTTGTCCTGTAAATACAGTTAAGCTGTCTACTAGTACATTATGGCGTTCTTGAGAGGCTTCTGAAGAAGCAGCAATACGACTTATAATATCTCCGTACCTTTCCAGTTCATCTGTAATATGCTCTCTGAATAAACCCTCAATTCTATCAGTATGCTCACTTAGGCGAGTATCCATATAGTTAAGAATATGTACGGGTATAGACCTTCTTTCTTCTCCTGTCCAATCGTCTATATGCATATAGCGTCCTCCCTTCCTATTTTACTATAGCCTTAGCCTACCATAGTAAAATAGGGCCAAAGGCCCTATTTAATTTTAAAGCTTAGGTTGGGCAATGATTTCAAAGAACTCGTAAATCATGTAGTCAGTTGCGGCAGCTAAGGTACCATTAAAGGTAACATCAAAGTTTACGCTTGTGTCTACTGTAGTAGCTAAGAAACCTCTAGCACCTACTCCAACACTATTAATACCAGTACTAAGGTTTACAGCAGCATCTCCACGATTTCCAACCGTAAAGTCGTAGTATGCAGCAGCGGTAGTAGTAGCAGCACTAGAAAGCCAAGTTCCAGTAGCACCTTTAACTACGTAAGTTTTAGCACCAGCAGCACTATTTTGTGAGCCTGCAAACTTAATCTGTAGTGAGCCATTAGCACCAACTAGGCCACCAGGTACTGTAACTGTAGCAAGAGCAACAGCGGTAGTTACACCAGTGTAATTAGTAGCACCGCGGGCAGAAACAATAGCGGTTGTGGCAGCAGGAACATAAGGAACGCCTACTAATAGGTTATTATAAATAACACCTACAGTTGTAGAGCTCATTACACACCAGTAAGTACCTGCAGGGCTATCTGCATAAGCAGCAGCGGCTGGAAGCGCTAGCCAAATACCACTAGAATAAGTAACAGGTAATGCAGTACCAATAGTAATTGCACCATTTTCTGCAACAGCACCTGAAGCAGCAATACCAACAGGTACAGTACTTTGACCTACAATACCAATACCTTCTAGGCGGTCATTCATGTATTCATCAAAAGTAGCTAGAGTGCCTGTGAAGACTTCACCGGTTTTACGGTTAGTACTCTGTACGTTAGCACCACCAGTATTAACTGTAGACCATTCATAACTATCTCTAAATAATGGAAAACTCATATTATCTCCTCTTTTTGTTTATAAAGGCTAGCCCTAAGACTAGCCTTATTTTAGTTATAAATTACGCGATCCACTTAAACGTAGCAACTCCCGCACCAAGGATACTAGAGATTTGCTGGAAACCTAATCGCTGTGATGCAACAATTAGACGTTGTTGATTTTCAACAGAGTAATCTGACTCAACACGTAAACCTTTATAACGGCCAACTAGGAAGTTATTTTGATTAACAATTACAGCGCCAAATTTCTCAGCAGCTTTAGCTTCGAATTCACCGCTTAGTACAACAGGAGTATTAGCAATAGAGCCAATCTGCCCGGTTAATAGAGTAGCTTGAGTACCTACTTTATCCATAGTTTGGAAAGAGGTATCTTCTAGTAGGTCGTAGTAAACGTCGTTAGAAACGATATATACTAGTTCATTAGGAACTAGACCACGAGTACCTAGAGCCCGACGCATTGATAGCATATTAGCAACAGTAGCTTTAGAAGCAACAGCTAAGCGTACTTGCTCACCACCTGCAGTTGTACTAATAGTAGTATTAGCAGTTGTAGCAATACCTTTGATTGGGTCAGCACCTGCACCTGCACCACGTAGCAAGGCTAAGTCCCATGCTTTTGCAGTTCTGCGGATGATAGCATCACGGATAATAGGTAGGAGTGGGATTAGGCTATCTGACTCTTCTTCAACACCTAGGTACTCTTTGGTAGCTAGTTTGTAGGCGGTTAGGTTGATTTCTTTTAGTACATGGTCTTGAGCAGTACCACTAGAAGTATTGGCCTTGTAACCACCCTCTAGTACCCAGTTAGCATAACCTGCTTCAGGGTTAACTGGTAGACGCATAACAGGGTTATTCATATCAATATTTTTATTGAAGATTGGGTCAACAATAAGAGCCCGACGAATTTCTGCTTGCATATTAGTAGAAACTTCTAGTTCCCAAGTTGCTGATGGAACATGAGCACCATATTTCTGTACTAGACCTTGGAAAACAGCAGTATCAGTAATGCCTTTGTTAGTAGCTTTAGCTAGTAGAACTGCAGCTTCTTTTTCTCTGTAGGTAACTTTGTCACCAGCAGCTTTTTCGTCGAACTGCATTTTGCTCTTTTGTAGAGCAGCAATTTCGCTAGCCTTTTCAGCAAGCTCAGCACGTAGGTCTTCTACAGCTTTAAGACCTGCTGACTCGTTTTCAGCGATACGCTTCTCGGCATCGGCAAGAAGGCGCTCTGCGCTAGATTTGCCAAGTTCGATACCTTTAGCAATTGCAGCGGTAGCAGCAGATTGAGCAGCTTCAGCTACTAGTTTATCCATTTGTTCTTTTTCCATATTATATTCCTCTGTGGTTTCTTTTGTAGGTACTTCCTGATTCTTCTGCTCTTTAGCATCTTCTTCTAGGTTTTCCTGGGGTGGGTTAAATGACTTTTTAAATTCTAAGTACTCAGTTTCATCTTCGAAGCCTTTAGCTACAGAAAATAAACTATGTTGGTTTGCGGGTACTGAAACAACACTAACTTCTAAAAGCTCTAAATCCTTAATTACAAAGATATCCGTAACTGCATCATAATCTGCGTCTTTTACTTGGAAGCCAATGCTAAAGGCTTTTAGGATTCCTTCTTGTACTAGAGTATACACATCTCCTGCAGCCTTACTGATTCTAGCAGTAATCTTTAATCCGCTTTCATCAATGGATAAGGACTCTGCTACTCCGATTGGTCTAGAATGATTATGGTACGCTAGAATGATAGGGTTAAGTTTGTAATTATCCAAACCTCCCTTTGCCCAGGCTTCCATAGCCACTACATCGCCTACTCGGTCTTTATGCGTAGTATTAGCATATCCAACTATGCGCAACTCATCGGTCTCAGCAGACTTCTCAATTGAAAAGTCTGTAATTAATTCTATTTTTTTATTTATTTTCATCTTTTACTGGAGCTCCTCCTCCTAATCCACCCGCGGCAGACCCGGCTATATTAGCAGGTACTCGTAGGTCATCGTGGCCTTCTTTTGCTTCGTATCTTAAAGCGTCTCTAGCCTCATTAGGACTTAGTACGCCACCGTTTACTAGAGTACTATGATAGGCAGCTTCTTCTTTTAAGTCTGGTTGTAGAGCTGAGATTTTACTCGCTTCTGCCTCAAGATCATATCCGAAATATCTTTCAAAGCCCGCATTTACCATTCTTACTAGAGGGAGTATAGTCTCCATGTAGAAGAGTCTTAGGTTTGGAGTCATATTACTATTATTACCAGAGCTTAATAAGACTTCTGGAACTCCTAAAGCAACTAAAATCTCTTGGTCTTTTGATTTAACCGACTCTTCAAAGCCCAACTCGCGGAATGAGGTATCTGCTAGCTTATCTAAAGTAAGTCCACCATCTAAAATTAAGGGTCTACGAGAATTATTAGCGGGAGAGTACTCTTTAGCCCAACTAGCAATCATCCTAGCTTTAACTTTTTCGCCCAAGACATTCGGAGATAGTAATACTAGACCCGGTACAGCTGAGTTTTTAAAGAAGCCGGACTGAAAGTTAATCATGTTACTTCTGGTTACTAGAGTAGCCGCAGTAGACTTTAATCTACTAGTACCATTATAAATTGAGGTAGAGCTATTATCTGAGATATGTATAATCTCGTCAGGTTTGAACTGAACCGTTGTATTGTATTTATAGCCTTTAATATATACTATGGGGTCTGTAATAATCTCCATATTAGCTGCTGGAATATTATACAAGTATAAGCCATCATAGTAAATAAATGCGTTACCTGTTAGTACTAGGTCGATATAAATTAGTCGTTTAAACTTATTAAGGTCTATGTATGGATTAGCTTGAACATTCAATAAGCTATTTACTTTTGATTTTCTAATACCTACTGCTGGGCTAATAACTCCGTTAATTTTATCTCTTACATCTGTACTAAAACTAGAACATCCATTAACTATCATGTCTACAGCACGTCTAACAGTAGTTAAAGAGTCATACGCCTGCTCATACGTTAGAGACGGTGCCGTATAGATCGACTCACCTTCATCCCTTGCGATTTCTGGTTGAGCTATATTAAATTTTAAATTTATATAGCCTTTTACTTTATCTACAATATTCATATTTCAAACCTATTTCCTTTACTAAGATTCTCATGGGCAGTTAAATGTTGTAGATTAAATTCACAATGAAGTCCACATACTAGTGGGTGTTGTAGTGGAACTATATGGTCTACGTGGTACCCTTCTGGGCAAGTTTGATAAATTTGTTTTATGGCTATCTGATTTGCCCAGTTGGGGGAGGCTTGTAGTTTAGCAGCTCTACGTTTAGCGTCTCTAGCATAGTAGTCTGACTTATTATTTTCATAGTACTCTTTATGCTTAGCTGCATAGACTTCTTTATTTTCTTTATAATCTTTTTGTGTTCTAGTATTATCACAATTTTTACATACACTATTTAATCCGTCTTTTTCAATCAAATTTCTACTAAAAGACTCATAACCTAATATAGATCTACAGTGAGAGCATCGTTTTTTAGATACTAGTGTATATAGGTAATAAATCCAAGCTCTTCTGCCTTTATCTTTTGTTATGGCTGGGTGCTTACTACTTAAGCCAGAGCTAAAAGTATCATATCCAGCATAACCACAGTAACCGTATAAATCAGATATCTCTAATTCTAGAGCAGCTTTAATAAACTGTTTCCATGTTATATCCTGTAACCTATTCTTCCTGTACTTAGGCAAAAACACTTCAGTAATATTAAACCGCTCTACTAATATACTATAAATCTCATCTACTATTTCATTCATTTTGTCTCCTTTTTAGACAGTATTTGAGAGCTATCTAGTGAAAAAGGCACTAGAAAGGCTGGCCAGCCCTTTCGCTCAATTTTAATCTTTATTAAACTTATCGTATTGAATCTTGACCCAGTTAGCCTGTTTCTTAGCAGTGTGTAGCATCGGCTTCACACCATAGATGCTATGAAGGCCTTGGTGATGTTTTAAGCATAAGGTGACTACATCTTGATATAATTCAACTTCATGCTCCGATATAAATGAATCCCTATGAAAGAGAACATCATCCGTGCTAGAGATACTAATAGCGTTATTCTTTTTCCATTGTTGCCAAAGTAGGGTCAGAGAATTATAGTGATGTAGTTCTAAATTCTCCTTAGAACCACAAATAGCACATTCGGTACCCTGAGGATACCGTGCTTTAGCTTTGTCTCTTACATACTTAACCTCATCCCGCTTCAACCCATTATTTGATGCCAAAATTTTATTCCTTTATTTATTTTACTTATTATAGTACAGATGTTAAAAAAATTCAACCAAGTTTTTGCTAGAAGGTTCCAACAT